CTGCGCATTGGTTCAACTATCATTATGGGACGTACAATGTGGCAGGTTTTAAAGCGCGATCCAGACAAAGATTACCGACCTTCATTGTCGACTAGAGGAGGAATCAATATACGACTTAAGTGCATTGAAGCTTGGGGTGAGGCCACAAGGAGAATTGGCATTGTTGCAAAAGATGCAATTAAAGCTTCGGACTACATTCCATATGCTGCCCCATTTGATGATATCGATGAAGCTTGGTATCCGCTTCTCAAATACGAAGCTGCAGTTGTTCAAAATACACGCCGCTGTGATGTAACTGAGATCGGCATTAAGTCTCGCGTTTGGTGCCGCTTTAATAACATCACCAATTTCAACACATTGCCTACACCATATGAATTGGCGGGCGGAAAGAAAAATAAAGATAAAAGCTACAATGATCGCAATGTTGTACTGCGTGAAGGAAAGTTAACAAAATACGTGCATCGCGTATCATTTTTTGCGCTTGATGTGCGACCGTCAAATAGCGACCCAGTAAGGGAAAATACAAACAACGACGGCTGGACTTTCCTCGGCCCTTACTTATTTGCCGTAATGGGCAACGCTCCTGTTGATATTTATTCGTTTATTCGTATCAAGCATCCAGACAGGGGGCAATACGAATATCGCTTTCGTCCTTTCAATAGCGCTTGCTTTGCGCACCAAGGTGATGGCGGCTATGAAGTCTTTAAATTAGATGGAGCCAATACTGGCCTACGTGATCTAACAGCAGATGGTGGTCACCCAGATGGCTGGGAGACCTACATGGGTAAATTTGTTGTGTTTGCCCGTGGTGATTACATTCGTCCACGCGACTGGTATTACCACAAAGAAATGGCGGGTGATCCAAGTCAGATCGACCCCGACGATGATGGCGTCATCGATCTTTCACTGGCTGGATTTAATGTTGCCGGTGATAGCCTGGGCGATGTTAATTTTGAAGGCGTTCAAGCTGCAGAAAACACACCAACTTACGGCATAAATTCCCCAATCAGCAAGTACACATTAAGTAATATATTAAGTAGCGCATTGGGCGAGGATCCATATTTCAATAATTTACCTAATGGAACAATTAGGCGATTGAATGGTTGGACCGCAGAAGCCGCCGAACTTGGCAATCGTTCTATCGTTATGCAAATCACTTTGGAGTCTTATGGCGAGGCGCATCCAGCAGGACTTCCCCGTAATAAATGGTGGCGAGTTATTGAGCACAGTGTTACGTCAAAAAACGGCACATGGTCAGATGGTGATTCGTTTGTCAAATACACTCGCAACGTAGCCGGCTATCGGTTTAAGTTTATTTATACTTACAAGGAAAATTATGTATTAGAAGGGACAGAGACTCCTGCGACCCGAATGTTTCAGCGTTATAGCGGCATTTCGGAAGTGTCCCATTACAACGATTTGATTACGCGCAGTTGCGACGATGGTCCTGAGCACGAAGTTATTTACGTTAACGAATGCTTGGATGAAGATGCAATCCCTCAGTACAATAACTGTGCCGTTGCTGGCATGAAACTTCGCTCAACAGAAAACTTTACGCAAGTAGATCAACTTCGATGCCTTATGCGAAATGGTATTGATGTGGAGCGTTTGACTGAAGGAGGCATTGGACCCAGCAATCTATTAACTGACTTGTTTTGGTATCTATGCACAGATACGGATACAGGCGCTGGGGGGATTATTGATAGGGAATTAATTGATCGAGATGCTTTGATTGTTACTGGTAATTTCTTGAAAAACAATAATTTATTTTTTGATGACGCAATCAGCGAACCAACCAACTTGCGCTCATGGCTAGCCAATGTCGCTCCAAGCGTTTTGTGTAATACCACGCTCAAAAACGGACGCTTTGCACTGGAGCCTGCGTTGCCATACACAGCCGCTTACAAAATTGACGGTGTTAGACCAGTAGCAATTAGTGCAATGTTTACTGATGGCAACATTATTGAAAATAGCTTTTCTGTCGACTGGCTAGAGCTTGAGGAGCGAAAAATGTTTCAAGCTTCTATTGTTTATCAATGGACAGGAATCAATAAATTCCCCGAACAACGCACGCTAGTAATGCGCTACACCACAGATGGTGAAAAACCTATTGAAACTTTTGATTTCCCTCACATTAGCAGTGACGATCACGCCCGCAAAGTTGCCAGATACTTTTTAGCAATTCGCAAGCACGTTACCCATAGCATTACTTTTAAAACTTTGCCATGGGGTTTGCAGCTTGCGCCTGGTAACTTTATTCGAGTTGCGACAGAAATGAGTCCATACAATCCAGCAAATAATGGAATCGTCAAAGAGGATGGCTCAATTGTTTCAGTTACTGAATTGGCAGATGGCAGTTACAGCGTTTATTACTGGGACCGCAGTCAGACAGAAGTGGCAACCGGCACCTTGGTAGTAAGCGGAGGCATCGCATCAAATCTGCGCAACACCGTTTTTTCCGTATTAAACAGTAATATCAGCAATCAGGTATACCAAATTGAAGCATTGGACGTTGATGCGGATGGAATTGTCACAGTGAAAGCCAGCAACCATCCGGTAGACTCAAATGGAGCCAGCTTGATCGCAAGAGACGTATTGGATCTGGATCAACGGTTTACGGTTGTTGATGCTTCGTTCGACTGATGGCCTTTCCATCCTTGCCACCCTCAAGTCGATCTTTTGACGCTGGCGATTACGCCTACAAGACGTTTCAAGCGCAAAACGGCAAAGAAGTACGAATTCTGTATGGCGACAAACGAACCGGCATGATGCTGGACTTGTCGTATGAAAACATTGCCGATACAGCCGCTGATGATTTTATCGCCCATTACGACGAGGTGAAGGGTGGCTTCAGCAGCTTTGCCTTGCCTGCTGCGTTCCGCACTGGCTGGAGCGGCAACGCAGCTGCCATTGATGCCACAAGTGGTAATCAGTGGAGATATGAGCAAGCACCTGTCATCAGGTCTGTGCGTCCTGGAATTAGTAGCGTTACAGTAAGGCTGGTGGGTGTCCTCTGATGGCAAAAATCTATACCGGACGCGATGGACGCCTGCTGCTCGATGGCTTGGAGCAGGTCAAGGTAACCAACTGGTCGATGACCGGCAACCTTGAAACGCTTGAAACTACCAGTCTTGGCGACAACCAACGTACGTATGTACCTGGTGTGCAGGAATTTAGTGGTAGCGCCACGCTGCTGTATTACAACGATGGTACAGGACGCAACGATGCCGCTACAGCACTGAAAAAAGTGCTAAAGATCGGCAGCGTATCAGAGTCCGACACTGTGGATTTGCGGTTGCGGTTGGTGGAAGGTACTACCAACCATGATGTCCGACTTACTGCTTACATCACTAGCGTCAGCTTTGGTGCCAGTGTCGGTGAAGTTAGCTCTGCGCAAATTAACTTTCAAGCTACTGGAGCATTGAGTGAGGTTTCCATCTAATGGGTGTTTATCTAGGAAATATCGGCAACGTTGAAATAACAAGGCGTTCCATTGAAGACGGGCTGACAAGTGTTGTGAACCCGTCAGATGTGAATGCATCTCGCAATCGATTTTCGTTTGATTTTGACGAAGGCTGCTTAATTAGTGGCGATTTTATTGAACTTGTAACAACAGATGGTACAACGCTTGATTTTATTGATTCAAGCGGATGGAGCGATAATACAGTTTATTCAAGCGGTAATTGGTACATTTTCATTGATGAGCTTGGCGGTGTACGTCTTTACGATAATTTCGACGACAGCCTAGAGGGCAGCACTGCTGGGCTTGTGTCGCTTGTTGAAATTAACCGAGATATTCCTATCACTGCCACAGTAAGGCAGCGCAGTGGCAGGCTTTTGGCTTGCGTTACAGACTACGAGCTAAACACAAATCGAGAAACGGTTGATATTACTGCGCTGAGTGATCGGTATAGGCAGCAATATAGTTCGCTTATTACGGGCAGTGGGCGAATTACCGCCCAGTGGGATTATGTAAATGAAGCCGCCCAAGAACCTGTTCATTACTTAATGCAACTGGTTTTGCGCACAGAAATTGGTGCTGGCCTGCACATGAAGTTATACATTAAAAGCGAAAACACCGATGCATCTGGCGGACCATTTGCCGGCAGTCAGCTTAATGACTCGCTTTGGTGGGAGTTTGATGCATTGATTACGAACAGCGCAACTAGCTTCGCTCCCGGCGACATCATTGTCTCAACGATCGATTTTGTTGCCACTGGCGCGATTAAGCTGCGTTCCAGAACCACAATCCCAAGTCGGTTGCTACAGGAGGCAGGTGATCCTATTCTGCTTGAGCAGGGCGGTTATTTGCTTCTTGAAGGTGACGATGCGCCCTAAGATGGAAGCACTGACCTAAGCAAGCACAATGGCAGACCTGCGGATCAGCGAATTACAGACGCTTGCAGGCGCCAACCTCGCTGCTGGTGATTTTCTGCCCGTTGCTGACGTAAGCGCTAGCGAATCGCGCAAAATCACGGTAACCGACTTTCTGGGTAATGCCGTCACGCTGATTGCTGACGACACCATCCC